CGCAAGCGCGCGCCTTGAATGAAATGGGTATCGACTTTCGGAAACGCCCCGATGGTAAGGTGATTGTCGTGGATGCAGATTTACCACTCCGCAACCGCGCACCAACACACAACACCGACGAGGCTTTTGTCTTTGGGTCGTAAGCGCACAACACACCACGGCTTGCCAGAACGATGGGCCTTTCAGCACGGCGCATACTATTATCGTGTGCCGCCTGGTGACAGTTCGCAATGGGACGGCAAAAAGCTGTTTCGACTCGGCACCGTCTATTCAGAGGCACTTGAGGTTTTCGCGGGTCGCATCGCGCAGGGAACAATCACCACGTTCGATCAACTCATCGATTCGTACATCATTTCGATCCTACCGTTAAAAGCAATAAGCACACAAACAGAAGATCGCCGGACGCTGGACATTCTACGCCGCTTCCTGGGGGCGCAAGATGTGGCGAAGTTTCGCCCGAGCGATGGCCCGCGCCTGGAGAAACTTTTATTTGCGCGCATCGACGAAAACAACAAACGGCGCGAGAGAAAGTTTAACGGTTATCGGAGCGTCAAAAAGCAAATGTCGATGGCGCGCGATCTATTTGCTTTTGCCAAAACCGAAACACTCATCGAAGGCAATCCTCTCGCAGACTTTCAGATGGACAAGCGACGGCGTGCAGCTCGCAACAAGAGCAAGGCACCGGCATTTATTCCATCATTTGCCCATATCGAAAAGTGTTTACCCTATGCCCCCGAGTGGCTAGGGCTCTACATTAGATTGAAAGTTTTAACAGGTGTACGACAGACCGATATTCTGCGAATGGATGAAACCGTGAACATTCGCCAGGAGGGGTTATTCGTGGACGGTCACAAAGTCCTCGGCCATCGATCCGTTAAGGCACAGATTTTCACCTGGACTAACGAGCTGCTGCTGGTCGTTTCAGCGATTCAAAAGCTGTGGCCCCACTCGCCGCTGTTTTTCCCTCGTCATGGGTTTAATTCGAAGGGTAAGCCCGAGGGGTTTAATGACGCCTGGGGCCGCTTCCGAAAGAAACTCGAAGGGGCGGGCCTGGAGCCCTTTGCAGAGCGCTATATACGCAATCGCGTGGGCTCCGAGGGGAGTGTCGCCGAGGCCCAAGAACGCCTCGGACACGCTGATTCTGCGACGACAGAGAAGTTTTATCGAGTCGATCCGGTTGTCGTGCAGCCGCTCGGATCGAATGGCAAATCGAAAAATATAATACAACCCCCTAAAATATAATACACCACACTGTTTGTATGGTGACCTAAGTCATTGATTTAATGGCGCGCCCGGCAGGACTCGAACCTGCAACCTACGGCTTAGAAGGCCGAGGGCTGAAATGGTCTAACTAATTGTAAAGACTGACGATATACGGAACCACTGTATTATATAAATGCGAGTTTTAACTATTTTTCGCTACGTTTTATCGTCTTGTCGTACCTTTATATAATACAGTTTCAACTCGGTTGCCTGGGTGCAGTTAGCTTCTGCATTTTCTCCCACCACTCGGGGCCAGCGTCCGAATTGATCCCATGTTGTGCTCCCCATTTCCATAACGCCTCGAGCGCTTGCGCTTTGTTTGATGCTGCCATCACAGCAGCGCGCAGCTCGGGAATTGACATCCTCGGTTGTTGTGGCGGTTTAACCACGACCGGACAGGAAAATTCTCGCAGAGCCGGATCGGGCTCCAGGTGTTCGGGATGCCATAGGCGACCTAATTTATGTCGAGTTTGGAGATTGGTAATTCCATTTCCCATATATCGGACATGAGCCTCTCGGCTTGTTCTTGGGATACATGCAGTTCAACCGTTGCGCCCTTCTCCCCTTCCGCCAGGCGCACGGCGAACACATCATTGCTTTCGAAATTGATGATCGACCCCGACCCTAAGATGGCGGCGTATTTCATTTTTTCGCACGGGCCCAGGTGAGATAATCAGCACCCGCCTCGAGGTCGGCGAAACATTGCACCATCGCGCTATCGGTTTTTGCGTTCGAGTCGAACACACTGAGGATTGTCGCCCCGCCTTCCTGGGGTGAGTGTCCAAGTAGGTCGGCGTAGTCGTCGAGGAATTTGTAGCCTCGAGCTCGCGCCAGCCAATAGGTGAACTCGCGGCTCGCACTTTCCTCCTGGTGCAACGCCCAATTATGGGTGTGTCCTGCAACGTAGAGGTGCGCCTGGTCTTTCATGTGCGCCTGCTTTTGTGCCCCGTGCAGACTGTTCCACATCGAATGTCCCTTGAAATTGTGAGCCGCATGAACCCGCGCCTCGCGTCCATTGGGAAACTCGAGCGTAATGCGAGCTGCCCAATCCTCCAGCGGTACTTTCAACGAGTGGCTAATCCAAAAGATCGGATCGTCTTTCTTCTCATTCGTCCACATGTCATGGTTGCCGCGCAGCAACAGCATCCAGTTCACACCGCTATCGCGCAGCAACCAATCACACAGCTTTATCGCGGTACTTCGAGATTGTTCTGATTCAGCGTACAAGCGCGTAAGGCGACCGACCCAATTGTCCGTGTGGTCGCCAATCGATGCACCATAAAGCCCTGGGGTATCCGCCATGATTCGACAGTGCTCGCGAAGCAGCGGCCAATTACAACCGTTCGAGTCAACATGAGGATCACCGACCCAGGCGATGCCGATGGGTTTCTTGTCCTTAACCTTGTACTTCATCCACTGGCGGGCGCGATAGGCTTGCTGTCTGCGCGTAAACCGGCGCGACATTTGATCGATGATTTGATCGACCGGTATGTCGTCCTCCGGCAACTCGGGGAAATCGAGCGCGTTTTTCTCGATTGCTTCTGCCGTATCGATCCGTTTAACCGCTTTGCGAAATGTGGTACGCGGCACCTGGAGGAGTCGAGCGGCTGCGCTTTGATTGCCGGCGGTTTCTTCCAATGCGTTAAGAACAACTTGTGGTTCTAACATGGTTTACAAGGCACTCCCTTGATCATTGTTTCAACCTTATGGACGCAGCCCAGGGGGAACCTGGACAAACCACCCCAAACATCACCGCCCATGTGAGTGTCGGCCAGGTAGAGGTAATCCTCGTCTTTATCGACAAGCAACCCGTAGGAATGGATAAGATTGTTGCGCGCCTGGTCGCGCTTATGCTCCGACCAACCAGCCGTCTGGTCTACATCGACCCATACGACACGGATTAGCTGGTGGTTGCATTTACTTTCGCGCTTTGTTTTTGTCAAAAGATCGCATCGCGCCAAGACCCAACATACCGACAATGATGGGTGTGATGGCGTCCATTGGTATGTCGGGCAACGTCAGGATGAGTGGTGCCCATCCGGTCGCTGCATAAATTGTTAACAAGAGCGGCTTGCCTATCCATGAGTACACCAGGGCAGCAGTACCCGCCCAGGCGATGGACGGTCGCCACCCGTACTGCCAGAAATGATTCGACTGCGCGTCGATTGCGTTGATGTAGGTCTGCGCGTTGTCTGCCTTTGCAAGAATTTCGAGGACGCGTATTCGCGCTAGAGATCGCTCCTCATCAGAGGTAAACAATTCATCGAGCCCACCCATCACAGAGTCGGCTACCTTGCCAACCCCAAAGAGGTCGAGTTTCACCCTGCGGCGAGCCCCTGGACAGCCGCCATTAGCACCGCGAGCGCGAACACACAGACAACCAACTTAACGCCCATCGATTGATCGCTCCACCACTCCTTGAGTTTGTCCATTGTTATCCTCTTATGGTTAATCGGTCGATTTTGGTTTCGAGTCGTTGAATCATTCCTTTCAGCTCGTTGAATGCAATACTTGTTCGTTCCTCGCTCTTCTCCACTTGCCGCTCCAATGATAGAAATTTAGTCTCTAACAGTTGCACCTCGGTATCGATTCCCGACACATAGGAGATTCCACCAAAGACCATTGATACCGTTACCAGGAGATGAGACAGGTTTAGACTTTTACTCACCGCCCAACTTCCGCGACGCTCGGGGCCATCGTACTCAGGCATCGGTCTTCTCCTCTGGTATTTCTATCGGTGGGTTGTCAATCGCAATGAACTCCGTGCCACTCCAAACCATGCACGTTTCTGATCCCGCTGCGGTGGCTCGCGTAACGACCACGCTGATCGTTTTGTTCTTTTTATTCTCGGTTATCCACAGCGCAAACTGCACCTGATCGGTGGACAGCAATTCGCCGTGATATGCAATGCGTTCGCCTACCCTTTCCTCCAGCGCCTCAAACATGACAGCGGCGTCGGTTGCACAAAGCATGTTGAACATTCCGCGCTGTGGGTATAACGCTGCTGATGCGTTCGACGTTGCCAGGAGTAACGCAACGAGGATTGCTTTAAGCATCATTCGAGTTACCTATCGGCGCGAAATAACCACGCTGGCTATAGCTTGCAAATGTTTCCGCAAACCCATCGCGCCACTCTTGGAGACATATGGGAAACGCCTCCGGCGCTATCAAAAAAGCCCCAACCGATAGCGGCAGCAACATCCATTTGACCATCGTGAATGTGCGCCAGAAAAACATTACGGTTTCGGGATCGCCGCTTTAATCTTTTCGCGCTCGATCTGCAACTGCACTGCCGCCGCGCTGTCGTCTGCAAACACACTCTCAAACGTGGCGATGGTCAGTGCTTGCATTGTGCATCCTGCGGCGTCATATGCCTCGCGGCGTTTGCGGGCATATTCCTGTGCGTCGTGATTGCTTACCCATGCCGCGTGCGCTACTTCAATATCCGCAACTGTCGGTCGCTGTTCGCTGCTTATCCAATCTTTAATGTAAGTCCCATTCCCATCGTCCTGCAGAACGAAATCCTTTTCTGGAACAAAACCTAGCTCTTTCAGTCCTTCGGATGTAATCATGACAATTTATACCCACTGCAAAATGTATTAGCTTGCCCTCCCAGCATCACACCTGATGCCGCGTTTTGATTCATGAGTGCGTAAAATTCAATAGCATCCCCAACAGCTAAATCAAGCACCGCTGTCAAATTTTGCCCTAACAAAGTTGCCCTAGAACCATCAGTATCTCTTTTAATCTGCTTGAACGCAGCGGCAGAACCACCAGAAGGGGTTTTATAAATAGCAAGCCAACCGTGACGGACTGCCTGACCGCCGCCAGTGTCATCAAAAGTTGTCGTGATAGAAAAACTGTATTTACCGGCTTCACCCGACGGAACTGTAAAGCGATAATTTGTTGAATGATCAAAAGCAGAATCTGTATCCCACTCTTCTGTGTTCATTGTTACTTTTGTCCAAGTATCATTAGATAGTCCTTGGTTTGCCGCAAGATACGCACCAAAGGATGGGGTATTGTCTCCCACCGTCAGCGTCACCCAACTCGCATCACCATCAGCGTCGGACTGTAAATACTTACCAGCACCAGGCGTTCCACCTGGTAGTTTGATTGTCTGCGTGCTCGTCCCGATTGTGAGGACACTAGTGCCACCGGCTCTTGTTTCGATGGCGTCGGTTTTGAGTGTGCTCATATTCCGAATGCCTCTCTCACTTCGTCCGTAGTTAAGCCGAGCGATTCGAGTTTTGTTTTGACAGAATCAAGCCGCTCTTGTCGGGCTATTTGTTCTGCTGTTGGTTCTGGCGCAGGAGGATCAACAAATGTAAAGACGCTGCCGTCCCAACTACCGCCGATACGGGCATCGGCAGTCGCCTCGATCAATTCCGCATCACTAACGGGCGGCTCACCATGACCATTCCAGATAATCATATTCTCTACAACACCGTTTTTAACGACCGCATAATCTGTCATTGTTACAGGTACTCCGTGATGATGCAGAGACCTGGTGCGCCCGCTCCGCCATATGCCAAGTCTGCTCCGCCGCCGCCGCCAGACCCATAACCTTCTCCGGCTGCTGGTATTGATGTGATTTCATTTGTTCTCGCTGAACCACCGAAACCATACATGCTGTTGCCACCCTGGGCTGAACCGGCATTTTGTGTGCGTCCACCTTGCCCGATAATATTTAAGTCGCCACCTGATGCTGTCCCTGACGTTCCAGGCGTGTAGTTGCTGATTGTTCCACCTCCACCGCCCCCTGCTGTAAGAGTTGTAAAGCTAGTTCCTGACGCAGTGGCAAAACTCGTGCTCCCACCAGCCGATCCTGCCGCGCTACCACCACCAGCCGCTCCTCCTGCACCGATAGTGACCGTCATTGTGTCCGTGCTAACAACGGTCAATGTTTTTCTAACATAACCCCCTGCTGCACCGCCATTAACCTTTGGGCCATCCCCCGATCTTTGTGAACCACCGCCGCCACCCCCTAAAACTTCCACTACAATTTTGGTTACCCCTGAGTTGGGGGTATAACCTCCCGCAGAGGTGCTAGAGGTGTAAACCACTTGCCGTTCAAATCCAGCAGAGAACCCGCTTGCAGTTCCACTGTTGGCGATAGTTGCACCACTCGCTATAGCTAGAGTTGCACCCGACGGCACAGTAAACGTATCGCCGGAATCACCAAGCGTAATTGCTGTCCCGGTCGTTGGGGACAGTTTCAAAAGCTTGACTTCGCCGCTCATTTTGGATACCTCGCTTTCACAGCCGCTCGTTTCTCTTGAAGCGCAACAAGACCATCATCAAGAATTGCGTGAATACACTCCTCGATTGATGGGTATTCTGCTTTGCGTTTGCGGGAGTATGCTAAAGAATCCCATGCGGCTTGACCTTCTGCAATTTCTGATTCCGACGGTTGAGGTTGATCGCTCAACCACTCCATTTGCTCACCATTGCCATCACTATTGTCATATAACCTAAAGTCAACGAGAGGCTCAAAACCTAACTGCACTAATGCATTTCCTTTACCCATCCTAAACTCCTGCTAACCGGAAACCAGACATATGAGCGTACTGGATGTTGTCGGTATTGCTATAAATCAAAACCATCAGCTCCACATAATCTGATGCTGACAAATTTAATATCGCGTTTGCCGCTAAATAATGATGATTCGCATCTGGATCAGCGCTCCCAATGACTGTGTAGTCGTTCTTCGTCCCGTTCACCTTCAACCCCATATACACATTATTACTGGCGTTTATGTTGTTAAATTTCGCGCCATACGATATTGAATATTTGCCGCCTTCTCCTGATGGAACAGTAAATTTATTCGATGCGAAAGCACTATCTGTATCCCAATTTTCCGATCCCAGCGTTGCAACCGTTTCTGTGTCTGCAGTAATACTTTGAGTTGAAGCGTTATATGCAGACCACGACGGAGTGTTGTCTCCCACCGTCAGCGTTACCCAACTCCCATCACCGTCGGCATCAGACTGCAAATACTTTCCCGCGCCTGGTGAACCGCCCGATATTTTTATCGTGCCAGGAACTACAACCTTATCGCCCCCGCCCGATGCGCCTAGCGTTAAATCCGTGGTTGCGCCTTCTGGCTCGACCGTATCAACGAATAGTGTGCTCATAAAATAATCCAGGCTGAACCGCTAGGCACCGTTACAGTGACGCCGCTCGCCACGGTAATCGGGCCGGTTGTGAGGGCGTTAAAGTTTGTACTGATCGTGTAGTTGTTATCGATCTGGTTTTCGTTTTCAACAAACACTTGCTCGCCAGATCCGCCCGTTGCACCACCACCGACCGGCGCCCAGGCGCTCCCGTTGTGTCCCTCGAACGAAGATGTCGTCGAGTTAAATCTCAAATAACCCGCGCTAGGCGATCCGTCGCGTTGTCCTGTGGTGCCGCTTGGCAATACGCCCGAACCTGTGGCGCTAGTCTTGGCTACAACCGTCGCGCTATCGAGTGCAACATCAGCCCAGGCCGAACCTGAGTACACACGCATCCGGTCTGTCGCAGTGTTGAAATACAGGTCGCCCGCCGTAAGCGCATCGCCGTCATTATCGACAGTCGGATCGCTCGATTTCGCGCCGAGATAGATGTCGTCGAAACTATCTAGCGCGGCCGCAGCCGATGTTGCCGACGCTGCCGCTGCCGTAGCCGATGATGCGCTCGCGGTTGCACTGGTTGCCGCTGCAGTTGCGCTTGTCGCTCCCGCTGTGGCGCTTGTCGCTGCTGCCGTCGCGCTGGTTGCTGCTGCGGTCGCCGACGTTGCCGATGCTGTTGCACTGGTGGCCGCTGCGGAAGCCGAGGTCGTCGCACTCGCAGCATCAACAATCAACGACCATTTCGCCGCGTCCGTGTTCGAGGAAAGGGGTTGCGCTCCCGAGCTGGTGTGCGCGACTGTGCAGATATAAATGTTGTTGTTGCTGGTGTCTTTAACCAGGTCACGAATCACATACGCCGTACTCGCTGCCCAATTCCCCAAGAACGTGCCCAACTCCTGGGTAATGTTAGGCGATCCATCGGCTGCGAAGGCTAATACCTTATTCGCTCGATCCGTTGCGGATTCTGTGAACTCTGCCAGGGGTATGCCCGTCGTGAACTGACCAAAGCGTAACGTGCGCTGGTCAATATCGCGCTCGACTTGCTGCACCATTTGTACAATCTTGTCGAGGTCGTCGTTTAGCGTTTCCGCTAGTAAATCACCGCCCGTCTGATAATCCGAGGTGCGTGATACCGGCAAATCCCGGTAGATGGTAACAATGTCGCCAGCGGTAAGACCCGCGCCGAATGTGACGTTACCCCCGGCCGTCGTACCCGCGCCCGATACCTGGTAACTCGTATTGTTCGACGCCGAGCTCAAGGTCATTAAGGTTGAACCCTTATAAACCTTTAGATCGGTATCAACAAAGATCGAAAACCCGTAGGCGAAAACGGTTTGCGATGCGGATGCTGTGTATTGCACCCGTGGCGTTACATCATTAACGAGTAGCGTCGCCATTTAGCCCCCAAACAGTGCCCCTATGTTTGGCTCCCTGGACGGTGATACTTGTCCTGGGCGCCACCAATGCTCCTGGTCGTAGTCTTTTCGACGATTGCGTTCTTCGCGTCGAAAGCTCCGACCAGCTTTAGAGTCAACCGCATTCTGGAGTTGATCCCACATCGCTCGCTCGAGGGCGAGGCGTGAGTACCAAAGTGAACCACCTGGGGAATACCGCTCGGCGAATTTTAGCATTTCCCGCCCCAGGTTGGTATCATCACCGTGCGTTAACTCGTACAGGTTTCCCGCTGTTAATTTCCATGCGTCATCGATAAACCCTGCCGCCGGGCCCATCGTTGTCGAAACAATGCCCTTACCGAATCGACTCTCGGCAGAGTATAAAAAGTCACCAAATATTCCCGCGCCACCACCCTGTATAAATGCAGCCGACCAGAATTTTGCGCTGGTCATATCTCGAGGATCGCGACCTCTTGCCAGGTCTTTCATGGTCATTGCAACCGCGCCCATTACCGTCGTCGATACCGCCAGGCTGCCGAGGTACGCCGCCTTGTCTTGCCATCCACTCTGGCGAGCTCCCCTCATTAAATGCGAGGTGATGATGGTTATGGGGAAGGACTTAAATTGTCCGACACTTCTGGCAAGCTCGCCGATTAACGTGCCGCGTTTTTGCCCCCAGGTGGTAAATGTTCTCGATCTGGAATCCGGCACAGGAACGGCGAAATCTGTTTCGCTAAAAATCATTTCCTGTATACGCGTTGTTAGATCCATTCGGGCGCCTTCATCCACATCGGCACGTTTCATCAGGTTCTCGACACTAAAAAACCCCACATCCTTATGTTTGATTAGATCGGTGCCACGCATCACATCCCATTCGCTCGCCTTAATCCCATAACCCTCGAACGTATCGCGCAACGGTTTCGGTAAATCTTTGAATTGTTTGCCTACGTTGTCAGCGATGTACCCCATAAACTCCATGCCGAACGCTTTACGCATTGAATCCGTCCAGGTCGAGAGCAACGAGGCGCGCATTGTGAAATCGGCCACCTTTGCCGAGAACCCCGCACCCGTCACCTCGACATGACGATTACCGCCCAATGCCCGCACGACCCACGCATCGGCAGTTAATCCAGCTCGCACCGCAAACATTCGGTCGTCAGGGCTCGACATAATTTCCAACCCACGCTTTAACACCTTAGTCGCACCCATGCCGTTGAACTTCGCGGTATGACGAACGAACGCGATATCAGATATTGCACTTAGCATCGCACCGCCTAAATGCGCTGCGGTTAAATAATTCCTCACCGCACCGGAGAAGTTAGCCAGCATCACATTCTCGACTGCGTTCGCTTTGCCACTCACAACATTCCAATGACTCTCGAGCATTTCTTTGTTGTTCCACGAAACACCCGCCCCATCGAGCTCGCCCCGTTTGATTGCCATATCCCGCAAATAGCGAAACGTTGCATCTGGATTCGGGCCCAATACTTCGAGCTTGGCAATATCGTGCGCCATACCGTTAAGGTGATCGGTTAGCGTCGTATAAAGATCGGCGTGCCCAAACTCATCGTGATACTTCAACCAGGAATCAGCGTCCTTGAAATGCAATACGCGATGATCCTGGCGACGGTTCGCCAACTTACTGCCTCCCATTTGCCCAGGCGTAAGATCAGACAATCCATTAGTTCGAATTGTGTTGTAGGCTTTCTCGAGCATGATGCGAAACTCTGCATCGTTTAATGGGATGCCCACCTCGTTCGTTATCTTGCTGCGATCAAGCAGCGGCGTAATCTTATCCATCCACTCGCCGACCGCCATACGCCCCACTAATACCGAATCGTGGAATTGCGGCATACCCCAATCAGCCAGTTTTGGGATCGATCCACCCGCGCGATTGAATCGTCGGCGAGCAGCCTCGGCGACATCAGACCACAGCGTCGCCGCTTCTTTGGCTGATGCGTTGCCCGTGCTTTCACCCATGAGCTCACGCAGCATTAATCGAGGTAATTCGACATCCTGAGAAAGCCCGAGGTTTGTGGTTCGCATCTTGTTCATTGCATCCGCGAATTGCGAGTGCAGCCAACCTTTAACAGCAGTTGCGCGTTGATCGATATTTGATACTCGCGCCTCGCGCCCTGGGTCTTTCGCTAATAATCCCCATATACCCTCGACAAACCCCCTCGGATGCGCGAGCGCAGCCTGTGTTGCCTGGTGGGTTTTAATGGCTTGCAGCCCTGCTTGTCGGCGTTTAAGCGCGGTGTCACGCTGTTTCGCAAGCAATACCGCTTGCTCTGCCTGTGTCCTGGCGGCCTCGGGCGATACTTCACCGCGCAGCGTTAGTGAGTTTTGTAGCGCGTCGATTTGACCAGCGACATGCTGCGCCTCTGCCCTGGTGATTCGACCAGCGGCTACAGATTCCTCTAGGCAATCGTTAAAGTTCATCGTCTAATGCAAGTGAATAGATCAAGTGTGTGTGCATCTTCTTCGGCCAGCTCCTCGAACACCTGGCGCGCGGTTCTGATTTCGGTGATGATTTCGCCGTTTTCGTCAACGCGTGATGCTGGTATTTCCAGGTCGGGGTTTTCTCTAAGCGCCTCGCGCAGCTCGAGCGCTTCCGTTTCTGTATAAGCGGTTAATTCGGGATCGTCTTCTAATAATTCTTTAATGTTCTCGTTATATTCCCGCTCAAATTTGTTCCACTCCATGCGGTACATCTCATCGGATTGTTGCGATATGGTTAGGTTGTCCCAACCATCAATACCCCAACCCTCGCCCTGTCTTTCGGGTATAATTTGACCCATGGCAGGCCCACCAGATTCACCACCCTCGGACAACGTAATTGCCCGTCTTTCCTGGGACGGTATGCCCGTCGTAGTAACTCGCGACCCTGCCGATAATGCGCTGTCTGCCTGGTCTAGTGTTAAGCCTGGCAAGCGTTGGCGCGCGGTTCCCGTTCCGGTTGTACTAGACGAAGCGCGCAACCTATCAGAGAGTGATTGGAACTCTAGGTTTGATCGTTGGTTTGCAGCGTCATAGAGCACCGCCATCTCATTCTGTAATCGGTCATAGTCGGCCTGATTCTTGATTATTGTTCTGCCGTCCTTCCCCACTTCAAAGGTTTCGCGCCACACATAATAAAGATCGTGTCCGCCTTCTTTGAATTTGGCCGTCCACATTTCGCGACCAATAATTTGCACTTCGCCGATTCGCCCGTCTGAATGACGAATTAGAATTTTATTGTCTACATAGCCTTGTACCGCGTGCCGGTTCCATCCCTCATCGATTAGCGCCAGGCGCTTACTTAATGCGCTAATAATGGCTGCCGCTTGTGCTGGTGTATCCACAACAAACGAGGTGCGCGTCACATCGGTAATTTCTGAATATTCCCCATCGTATTTATCCGCCACCTTGCGCTCGATACTCTCACGATCTTTATGTCGCCACCCTGTGCCCTCTTGCGCCGGTGGTGGAACGTGCTCCCCACCCACCTCGGCAGCTACCTCGTCAGCAATTGCCTCGAGCTTGTTCTGGTTTGCTATTGCTATCTTGTCGTCAGTACCGACCAGACCGCGAATGGTCTTGACCTTTAGCTGTGACGACCTAAATGCCGCTTCGACTAAATCTTTCTCGACCTCTGTTAGTGTTTGCAGCGCAATCGGGCGCCCCACTTCCGGCGTTAAATCAGGCGTTAACTCGGCGGGCGAAGGCGCGCGGTTCTCTGCTTTAATGCGCGCGCGTATGTCGTCATATAACGCTTGATCCCTTAGTGGTGATCCATCACTGGCGGTTGGGGTTGTTTCGAGCGGGCGTCCGCCAGGGCCATCCGCAACCCGTCCGCTATCGCTAACAACTCCTCCCCGTCGAGCGAGTCTAAATTCGTTTCCCTCGAGAAAAGCCCGAGTGACAAGTCCGACGTTTTCTCCGTTTTTGATCCTTTGGGCCGCTTTGTTGAGCGCTTCCGAGATGGGGCCTTTCGTGTTGGCGAGTCTCGATAGGGCTTCGATTGCTGTGTCATCTTCTGCAAACCTCTCTAGGTTAGCCTCGCGATTCATTCGATTGCCGAGGCCGGTTAACGCCGCATCCTTATCGAGTACCGTTCTGAGTAATGCACGGTCTTGTTTAAGTAAACGCAACGAGTTTTCGAGCACCTGGGCGCGCTCCTTAAATAACGTTTCTGCTAACGTCATACCGCCGAATAGGTCTTGTGTTTCGACGCGCTGAAACCCCGCTACCTTTATTTGTTCTGTAATCATGCGCGCCTGGAGGCGATTGGCTGGATTACTTCGTACCAATGCTTGCAGCGCGGCGATCTGCCCTGGCCCTTGCGGGATTAACTCACCAACAACCGCCGCCAGGCGGTGCTCTTTTGGCTTGAGTGCGTTAGCTGCATACTGAAACGCCTCATCGTCAAGGCGCGCCATGTTGCGGCCGTCGCGCACCAGGGCAGAGTTAGGCGGTAATACGGCGTTGTAATCGTCGCCCATTTCTCGCAACACCTTGGCAACGTCGAGAATGCTGCCCGTGTCTTGCTGAATATTCGTGATGGCTGCGCGGATTCGCACATCGCGCGGTGTGTACCCATCAGCCTCTCGATAGATTCGCGCGCCGATTTTAATTGTTTCTGGGTCTGCGCCTTCTGCAATCAGTCGATTCGCTAGGCCGATACGCTGGTGCCCATCAACCACAAACCGCTCGCCCGCCTTATTCTCGAAAACAGTGATTAAACCGGCTGCTTCTTCATCCCATTTGCTAACGCCTTTCAGCCTGGCGGTAACGCCCGCTGCATCGCCGCCCTCTTTGAATTGGAATGTTTCGGCGTCTACTTTTATCTTTTGCGGATCAACGCGCACCGGATCGGGCACATCGCCCATCCGTATCGGTTGATGCTCTGGTTTGACCGGCATTGAAGCCGTTGGCGCCTCACCTCTTGAAAGGCTATCCCAGGCGATATCGAGATTCGTAACGTGCAGCAGCTCATCATCAGGACGCACAACAATCGTTAACGCTCCATCTGCACCGACTTCCCAACCGCGCGGGGTTTCCCCTACCGCATCCGCCCATCGCCACATTACCTCTGCGGCTTCTGTTTCTCCCTCAACATTTAATCGATTGCCAGTGTCACGAAGTACCGCCGCCGCTTCTTCTTTGGTATGTGTATCGCGCAGCGTGCGATATAACGCCTTGCCACTTAACGCACCGCCCTCGAGGATGCCGCGAAACGCAGCCGCGCCGCCACTCACCATTAACGTGACCATCGCAGCATCGGCTATTGTGTAATCCCTGCCGAGTGCTTGCTTTTGAAAATACACATGTGGCTGAATAATCGACGCCTCGATGCCACCAAATATCGCCGCGTCGGTTTTCATTCCGTGAAAGATTTTGCCCGCAGTCCCTAGATGCGCGGCCTTTGCTGCGGTTAACGGCCAGGAGAGAAACATCGTACCGGCGACAACAGGATCTTGCATTGCGCCCACCGCCACACCGCCGAGCTGCCCCCAGAACGCATCATGTGGTGATGCCGTATTCTTTGCGGTTTGGGCGCGTTTATGCAGCGCATCAATGTCGGCAATGGTTTTCGGTTCGAGCTCTTCCCAGGTTAAAAAGTTTGTGCCGTGTTTTTTGTTGATCTCTTTAATTCGGTCACTTTGGGACTTGTACCAAATCGCATTAGGACTATCTTTGTTGATGTTGAGAAGACCACCCACTTGATGGCTAAACTGGTGCGACCGAAACGAGCCAGACGGGGGAATGTTGTAATACTTAAACTCTGGATCGACTTCTCCAATCGCCTCCATTTGATCGTAAATGGCTTTTTCTTGAAAGCGATGAACGCCCCCCGTCGTGTCTTCTGTCGCGAATGATTTACGCACCGCTGAAAACACCTCACCGCCCGTATATCGTTCTTGCGCTTCTTCTGGACTACTGACTACGTTAAGACTCGCCAACCGTCGGCGTCGGTCTGTCACATCAGTATAGAAGCCAACCATTCGTTATTGTCCAGGCGGGAATCGAAACACAAATAACCCCCCGTTCTTGTTTGCGATGTATTTCTCATTACCAGACTGTAATAACCAATAACCGTTAGCGCGTTCACCAAACCCACCAGCGGGCACAAATTTATAAATCGAACCCTGGTTGCTGATAAGGCCAACGCTGCCTCGAATCCCTTTTAATACTTCGGCCGCGTCGTGGTTTTCATGTAGGCCACCCATCGCCACAATATCCTCTGATGTGATGGCTCGCCGTGCTTTTATCCAATCGTCTTTCGTCCATCCACGCTTGGGGGCGAGTATCCTGTATTGCAGATCACGACCCCCGCTCGATTCATCCCAATCAACCGTGATGATTCCGCCCGTAACATCGTTTACTGCCTGGGTTAAGGTCGTGCCGTAATTGTCGCGGAATGATTGGGGATCAAACCCCGAATCGGTTTGCCCCATTTTGATAAAGGCTTTGTACGCCATGCTTGCAACAACAGTATCGACCATTGCCTCTAACTCTCGCGGGTCGTCGCTTGGCGGCATTGCTGTAGCCAGCTCTTGCATGATATCTAGCCGTAGCTGCTTATGCTCTGGCATGAATGGGGCGTTAACTTGAGTGCGCCCTATCAGGACTTCGCGAGCAACACTCGGCGCCCCATCAGTCATTAACACACCCGCCATTCCAATCTCGATTGCGCCCTTCTTATCGAACTGCCCAAAAATCTGCTGCGCTCCAGATGTACCGAGACTTTCGACCATTGCCTCAATCATCATTAGCTGCTGCTCTGGGCCCGCTGCCGTCATGTGCTCTACTAATCGATCCACCTCTGCGGGTCTTAATGCGGGCACATCAAAGCCCACACCCCGCCGCCCTGGTATGCGTGTTTCTTCTGGATCGACATCACCCTCGAGGTAACGCACCGTTTGCGGCCCAATGCCCGCCTCTGCTGTCATTGCCGCATCCGCGCGCATCGTTAGGAAATTGCTGAAATTTCTGATATCGCCAAAATCCAGATCGGACATTGCGGGCAAATCATTCGCATCTAATAAACCCATATCGACCGCGACACCCAACCCGTCGCCCGCTTTGATGCGGTTGAGTGCTTGGGAGTGCCAAGCTGCAATGTGATCGTAAACTTCTGCCTCAGTTGAACCAAACGCCTCGCCCTTTTGTTCCAGTAACCAGGACGCTTGGCTCTGACGACTACCATCAACCGACACCGGCGGCAACATTTGAAACTGGTTTAGCGCGTCGTGTTTTTGGCGGGCGAGCGCGAGGGGTTTTTCGTATTTTGTGTTTCTTGCAGCGTCTTCAAGTAAAGCCCACTCGCCGGGTTCGATTTTCTTATCCGTTAACAGCGCGGTTTTCATGTTATTCACTTGCGCTGCTATCTCGGTTTCTTTCTCCGCTATCAGTTGATTGTGTAGCGGCTCCAGGCGGGCGAAAAGTTCTGCGGTGTAGGGGTTAGACTCTTTCGACCTTTTCCATGCGTCCATCATGGCAACTCGTTGGTCTTTCGGTAAACCGAGCGCCTTGCCGACTTGTTCGTAAAACTCCCGTTCCCTGGTTAACTTTTGGTGTAGGTCAGTGCCTTCGACTGCCGTTAACAGCTCCTCTAGTTTCCCCTCGTCTATCTTTAACTCTGGATTGCCTGGGCTCATCACCGACACCAGGGTTTTCATTTCGTCAATCATCAGATCAACGGCGGTGCGATTATCTTCTGTTGTCTTCGCCTGGCGCGCCTTATAGACCTTTTCAATAATCGTCAGTGATCGCATGGCGAGATCACCTAATTCGTCTTTCGATTTATAAAAGTTAATCGCGGCCTCAACCTCGCGCAGCGGCATTGCTTTGTAATACTTCACCCGTTCGTGAATGTTCGACCACTTCACAAAACGGGCGCGATGCGTTGGATTGTCAACGGTCGCCTGATTAAGCGCCTTTAATGTTTCTTCTGGCGGCGACATTCCATTTTTAATGGTGTTTTCTATATTGGTTAACTCTTTTGCAATCTGCTTATCGACCGCCGATTGCCCCGCCTTAACGCGTGCTTGCTCCGCTTTAGCCCGTGAACGTGCCGAACTGATTTCGGTTTTTGCTTCTCGAATTAATCGCTCGCGCAATGCGGGCGTTAAATGCATTTTGTCGAGGTAGGCTCCATCGGGGTCTATATTGCCTTCTCGATCAACCGACACTCTAATCCCGATCTCATCCGGCGGGGTTTCCTCGAACCGCTTTAATGCCGCCTCTGCTGCCGCTAATCCTTCATTCTTAATCGTTCTAACAAACGTGCCTTTTAAGGTTTGAACCAACAAATCATCCTGTAACTTAAACAGCGCCTTATCAACATCATCTTGCTCTAACAATCCACTCTCGACGCCCTCCTGTAAATTATTTTCGAGTTGCGCGTATTTGATAAACGCCTCTTGGGGATCGCCATTAAACGCGTCGATGGTGATCTCGTCGGTTAATGCTTTCGCATTGCGAACAATGTGTGCCGCATCGTGTTTGCGTGAGCTCTCAAGTGCCCGCTCTCGAATCTTTACTAATGAGCGTGCGGCCCGCGTATTGATTTCGTTATTGACAAATAGCTTGTTCTTTCCGGTTAATCCGTCGGTCATGCCCGAACGGTATGCCTCAACGCTGCCGCTATAGGCTTCTTCATTCTCTGGATTTTCGAGCTCCAGGCGCGCCATCGTTGTGATAACGTCGGTTTGTGTTGCGCTCTTATAGGCCGCCATTTGCCCGTTGTAATAGGCTTTTGAGCGAACGCTGATATTGTTTGTATCAAGCTCTGGCGGTATTAATTCCCCAGTCTCAGGGTCGCGATGATTCCCCGCCTCGATCCCTTCGGCCTCGGCCTCGATTGCGATTTTTTCTGCGGCTTGCTCGTATAACGTATCTGACCATTGACTGAGCATTTGCGTTAATTGTGAGCCTTCCTGCTTTGCTGCTTGCGCCTTGGCAAGCCCTGGCGTTGTCCGTGGTCGTCGCAGATTAGGAGCTGGTGGTGGCGGCGTTAACCTGGGCGCAGCGGGCGTGGTAATCCCTTCCGCGTAACGGTACGGATTCATCCCTGGTTTATATTGCGCGTCGCTTTTGTAACGTTCAACCATTACGGGTTAGCCGGTCAGTGATTGATAACGATTGATGCCGCTAAACAATGTATTCATGCCGCTCATAAATCCCTGGCGTTGTGCTGATCGACCTTGTATGCGGTACGAATCGGCCTCGAGCGCGTAAGATCGCCGCATACTGCTGGCCTGCATTTCGTATGCGGTTTCAGTGAGACTCGCCGACGACAGTGCGCTCGCCAGTTCAACACCAGCAATCTCGCGCATTAGCGAATTACGCTCACGCATCAGCTTCGCGCGTTCACCACCAAAGAATTTAAGATCGACAATACGCTCGGCAGTATCTCCTCGATCAATCGCTTTATCTGCTTCGTACTCGAGGAAATCGACGCGCTGCATATGCAACGGACTCCCGTCAAACGCAACAATGCCCTGGGCAGCTCGCGCTGCCGTTTGGTTACTCAGTGTGTCGAGGATGCTTTTGGTTCGCATCATCATTCGATCACGCGCTGCGCGTTTCTCATCGCGAATATCTTTTTTAACACCCTGCTCGAATAGATCGACTTTTTTATCTTCGAGCCTGGAGCTCTTTATCGCGAAATCGTGCTTATAAGCCGCTTGCTCTTGTTGATAGGCAACCTGTAATGCGCCAAACTCCTCGACGTTCGTTGCATCTTCTTCGCCAAATTCTTCGATCAGGCTCGCGTGTTCGTACAGTCCGGCCTTGGCTTTACTTCCAGCAGAGGCAGACATAATGCCGGATACAGCAGACATTCCCAACGACATCGCTGGAGAAGCAGCAGCAGCGCCCATAATTAAGCCTCCACCTCTATCGCTAAACCGAGCAACGTAAACGGTTGCGGGTCTTGTTGTGTAATGGTGATTTGCGCCAGGCGATCCCAACCCAATAAATGCGTTTCTTTGATTCCGGTAAATCCTGGTGGTGTGGTGTCGAGAATGTCCTCGCCGAAATCCCTATCAGCCAGGTAAATGTCATTCACATAGACGCCGAGTGATTGGTAGAGATCCGTCACTACACGCACCAAACGCTTGTACCTGGTCAATATCGGCCCGTTCTGAAAGTCAGAATTCAGCGGCATGGTCTTCACTGTGATGTCGTAGTCGAGCCCAACCTCTACCGTTGTGCCATTACGCGCCAGAGTAATCGCACCGCCGGACGGCGTAGCGTTATCCATGATTGAGCTATCCGCTCTTACTCGACAGGACTGTCCGTTGAGGTGCGCGAGCCCTGAGACTGCGGTGCCTGGTGAGCCAAGGGTTTGCAGTTTGTTCGCATCGGTATAAGTGTTTTCGTCCGCCTTCTCGAGAAAGCGAACCGCAACGGAATTAATCGTACGCAAGACGGAAAAATAAACCTCATCGACAATAACCGCGACCGATTCGATGGTTCCGGTGGTGCTCCATTTCGTCCAGCCACCGACTTCCTGGTGTCGTAGCGTGTTAAAAACCGCCATCGTGCCGTCAGTGTTAACGAGGTATACATAGTTCGCATCATCCGTTGAAGTGCCCCGCCTGGCGTCCATATCGACCGGCCCGCTGATTAAATGCGATGCCATCAACGAGGAACTATTTGAGGTGTACGCTTCTTCTTCGTATGTCCACAAAAACTCGCGCGCTGCTTTGCCCGATCTTTCAATAAAGAGAATTGCACCATCGATATTGATCGGCCGCACACTGCCAGAGCCGAATTGTGTTTGTCGCTTAACAGAGGAGTTAGATGGCGTGATCGGTGAGTCGCTGATATAAAACTCTGCGCCCGAGGTGAATATCGTTAGATGGCGACCGGCGTATACCGCTTTAATTGCGTTTACCTGGTCAGTGTCGAGCGTGATATCAATCGCATCATCGGCGGCGCCTGTGCCCACATTGAAATTAAAGAAGTCACTAATCACAGATGCCCACAACGTCTGCGGTCGATTCTTCGATCCACCAAACCATAACCGCTGCTCGTAAAATGTCGCTGTTTTTGGATAGCCAGCGGTCGCACTCCATACAGGCTCATCGGTGCTAGTGACCACAGCATTATCCGAATGACTTGCGGCAGATGTAGAGCTGGCGCCACGCGTGCAGCCGGTGAATGTTGTTGCTGTAACGCCCGTGTAACTAATCGTTTCACTATCAATCACGATACTGCCAGCGGTAGCAAACCCCGCCGTACTGTCTACCGTAATCGTTGTAACAGACGCATCAATCGCCCCGTTGAGTGCATCGGTTGTCGCATAGTTAAACGTTGGAATATTTAATAGCGTGATATCTGATAGCGTCCAGGCGGTGTGCGAACCGCCGCGTACCAGCTTCGCGGGCGCGTGATCCTCATGGACAATAATCATGGTGTCTGCTGATTGCGTCCAGTTAAGATCGAATAGCTGCGCCTCGGTATAGGTAGAGGTAACGTCTGCCTGTTTAACGCCGTCTTTATATATCGCGATGTTGTTGTTCGAGAACGCAATCAAATAGGTTTGCTCGACGTTGAACGCAAACATACAGATGCGCGACTTACCTGGTAGCGTTGCCTGGTACGCCATCCCAGGGCGTCGCTTTAATCCGCCCTGCGGTAACGATAGAACGTTGGTGCCCTCCGCGCAGCCCTGGTAATACTGTTTGATATCCGTACGCGCGGCTAGGCGCGGGTCTAATACCCCCGACACAAAATTGGTCTGAAAGTTTAGAACGCGCGGCACTACTGCCTAATCTCGGTAAATGGCGAATCGGCAATGCTGCTCGGTGGGCGCGCTTGCGAGTCGAGATATTTAGATCGTCTTAGTTGCGCCTCGTACATCGCCATATAAAGCTCTCCCGTTGATTTGTTGCTGGTCACGGGTACGGCGAACTGTGCCGCTAGGTTGTACTCCATCATTTTGACAAAGTACGCGGGCAGTCGAGATTCGTCGGGCTTAAAAATGTAATCAAGTGCAACGCTGCTTGCATCTGCGTATAACTTGTTTTCGTATATCTCGTAATCCACATCGGGATATACCTTGATGCCCAGGAGATAACCGGACGGCAGCGAATACGCATACGTCCATTCATTTAATGGCGTGGCCGTCAGTTGTGAGAGTTGCGCCTTTGCACTAGCAAAACGCCAGCGGTGCATCGTCAAGCAGGATTCATAACTGCTCGTATAGAGATTTGCCGCTACGGTTGCGCCAGCCCCGCCCTCGGTAAAGCTGGATATCGTGCCGTGCCCTATCATCAACAGGGCGTTCGAGCACAAAGAAATATCGGTAGCCATTTCCTACCTCGTTAAAAGAGTGGGGGCGCGAACGCCCCCACACTCCCCAGGTGACACTCTCCAGTTTTTGGCTGGATCATGTACAGAACTACTTAGTCGGAGTCAGTCTCTGCGATGGCGGTGCCATCGGAAATGTCAACGACTCCCGACGCGTTGGAAAGCACGCTACAAATATGCGTTGTGGGCGTATTGGTATCGCACACAAAAATAATGTCGCGCACTTGCAACAAATCAGAGGCGGAATTGAAATATGCCGCTGTATTGACTGTTGCTATAGCGTCGGTTGTTGAGTAGACCCAAATGCGGGGTGCATTCCCACCAGGGCCGACTTGCTGCAAACCACTTAATGCATATGCCATGATGTAATCCCCTTACTGGTAGCTAACGGATACAGAACCGTCGCCGTCGCGTGAAACCGCGCCCGCCTTTAGAACTCCATTACAGAGCCAAGAGGTTTTCTGCGGTACATAGTTGACCTCGGATTTGATATCGATACCGATAGCAAGGCCGATTGCGCTTTCGTGCCAGGCAAAACCTTCTGTCGTACCACCAGAAACGGTTAGCCCGCCTTCGCCGCGTGTCTCGATCATGTGCCATTTGAAGCCCATCCACGAATCCATCTCACCGGACATAAGCAGACGTACAGAGTTGTAATCTGCGCTGGTGACGGTTGAGATATTTAAGAGGTCTTCGAGGCCAGCAGCGGTGATTGCAAAATGCCGCCCATCCCCAGGTACGCCCTTGTCGTTGAGGTGCTTAGATGCTTCAACCACTTTCGCCACCGTCATGCCAGCCGAACCATGTGCAATGGTTCCCGCCGGACTCGACTCAGCGCCCAGGGCGTCGATGATTAGCTGGTCAAGGCGACGACCCAACGCACCCGCGATGGTTTGTGCCAATTCCCGCTGCTCGTCGAAATTCACCTCGGCGGCGTCGAAAATGTCGGTGTACTCTGGTGCGTTCCAATTCTCCAGAGTGCAGTTGATTAGTGAATGGGTAACGTCCATTGGCGTGACATCAGCCTGGCTTGCCTTCTGGTTTGCCGTGCCTTTGCCCATCTTGCGGAATTTGTAGATATCGCCAACGACGCCATTTCGAATTGTGACGGTGTTTCGCAAGCTGCCTGCCGTTTGGAAAGCGTGCTTAACATCGTCATCAAACTGCTGTTGTGCAGCAGCCGATAGAGTTTTAGACATTGCTAGTCTCTCCGGTGTCGTAAAAATCACGCTCTTTCGAGCGTCCTTTGACGATCCGGGTGTCCGCACAAAGCGGGCCGGTTCTAACGCAAACGCGCGTTTAACTCGGCTCCGTTTAGCGGGCTCGGGAACTTGGGCTGCTCAAGGTGTCCGCATTGCGCGGGCTCGAGCAGCTAACCCCAGGTACTTATCGAGGTGTCCGTTTCACAGGAGCTACAACAAAACACAATATATAGTATTTTAGGGTTAATGTATACCCATATATAGGGTTACTGCGTCACCTGTACTTCCATAGATTGCTCCCCGTAGTAGTCTTTATATGCCGACTCGACGCGCTTTTTATAAGCCGGATCGACTGCCATGCGTAACTGACCTTGCTCTGTTTTTGCATAACGCATCTTGCGTAAATCATCGGGTGTATTGGTATTCGCTGTCGGTGTTGCTTTCGCTAACGGCGCCTCGCGTGATTTACTAACCAATGCCTCGAGTAGCTCGACCCCTTCGGCGGTTGATGCGACCGCTTTATAAACTTCCCATTGTTGGGCAGACAAATTGCCCTGCCCCCAGGAGGCGAGTGTTTTTAATCTCGATTGTGCTTGCGGGCCCAGGGCGTTCATTTCTGCTGCTCGGTCGTGGTTAACCTCGCGCACCTGGTTTTCAATATAGCCCGTTAACATCTGATTAAATGATTCTTGCCCCAGGTTCGCCTCTTTCGCGGCCGACTTAAACCAATCCAGCATCGGGTCGCCTTCCAGCATCGCGGCGTTAATTGTTTCGGGTAGCACCACCTCGTATTCCTCTGGCGCTGCCTGGCCGACCTTCTTCTCGAGCTCGGTATACGCCTTCGCCTGGTCTGCGACGGTTTTGTACTTGTCAGCTTTGAACCATTCGGGCTGATCGCCTTCGCCGTTGATACCTTCAACCCAATGCCAATCACCCGTGACCGCCCTCGCTTCTGGTGTTTCGGCTATACCCTCGAGCAAACTGCTATCGTCGGATGTAGGCTCGACTACTGCTTCGGTTTCTTGCGGTGCTTCTGCTGCTTCTGCCTGGGGTTCATCACTCATTGAAAAGCGCTCCTGGTTTATCGGTTTCTGCTATATCGAGCTGTGCGAGTATCTGGCGAACTAAATCGGCGCGACCTTCTCTAATGCCCGCCTCAAATTGTGTTGCTGTCGGCGTAACAGTTGGTCGCAGCACGGTAATCTGGATTAGTCGATTAAGAACGTAGCGCCCCGAATCAGTACGGAAACACTCATGAAATCGTGTTGCTATTTCACGCGATTCATTAGCCTGGGCGTGCCGACTCCTGGCCTGCGCTAAGTCATCAATCTCGAGCGCGTCCCAACCGGACTGCTCGAGTAACTTGTCAAGCGCCGCCAATCGCTGCCGCTTCTTGCTGTTGCTGTGCTGCCTGTGCTGCCTGTTCTTGCATTTCCTGACGCTCTGCCTCGTCGCGTAACAGGTCTTGATCGATCCCTAGTTTCTCGCCAACAAAGGCCGGTAGATCCTCGAGCTTAGTGCCTAGTGCGAGCACTTCGGGGCCGAGCTGTCCTATTGTCGAAAGGTATTGATTAAGCGCCACTAAGTCCTCTTGGTCTTGTGCCCTAGCCAGCGGCGAGGTGTGTTTTATCGTGACCTCTCGGCCATCGACGGTAATCGGTGGAATCTTGCCCGCGCGTGTCAGTATGTAGACAGCACGTCGCAATACTTTCTCGACGAACTCGGTTTGCATACGACCGAACGCGCTGCCCGCATCCTGTACCAGCTCTTGGTTGCGTAACGCCATTTCAGTCGCGCTCTTAACGGGTTGATCCATTTCGCCGAATGGTTCAGCGAATAACGCTTTGTTGATGCGCGTGCGTAAGTCTTCGAGTACCAGGGCGCCGAGCTGAATATCGCCGGAACGCTCGAGCGGTCGTAAGCTCGGGTTCGCCCTGTCGTTTGAACCCACAGGGATAATCGCACCAGGCGCGAGTCGTATCGAGTAGGGATTAATCACACCGTCATCGGCTGCGGTATACACACCAGAGATCGATAGCGCTGCATTACGCAACACATACTCGACAATCTTGTTACACGTTTTGACATCCGGCAGCACTTGCATCAATCGGCCGCGTCCTAGCGTCTCACCAGGCACAACGTATTCGCGAAAAACAATCCAGGGCGATACTTCGTAATCCTGGGTGAACACCACATGCTCGGAGTCGCGCTCGATAACGCATTGGTAATAGAGCTGTGTTTTCGGCTCGTATACGGTGCCCTCGATTAGTTCTATTTTTTCGTCTGGGTCTTCTCTTGACTTCTTTTTTACGCTGGCCGGTAAGGTTGCACCCGTCCACAATCGCTCCACATGACGCGCGGGCACGGAATGACTGCGCCACACTGTCTCGATAGAGCCCCAGGGCCCCGCTTCGGGGTAAATCTCAGCCAGTGGCGCAGCATGAAACTCGAGCAAATCGGGCCCGTCAGATTCTTCTAGACTCATCACACCCGTTGATACTGCCAAGTCGAGGAACGCCTCATGCGACTGCTGCGCGAAGTTACTGTGATTGATGTGGTCGAACACTATCTGCGTGATATCGTCGAGCGTGCGCTGCACTTCTTCGTGCTCTTTCTCTGGAATCTCCGAGCCTGGTGCGAGGATTGACCATCGGCGCCAGGGCGGAACGAGTGCCGCCTGGAGGCGCGACGCAAACTTTTGCACACCGATCACAGCGGTCGCGTCGTATATGTCGGTGTTCTTTTTCTTGCCTGGAGAGTGTGCGGTGAACGTTTCACGTTGAGGCAATGCGTATTCGTAACACTCACGCAAATGGGTTGACCAGGTTTCGCGTGCAGCTTTCGCTGTATCGAATCGACTGATTAAGTCTTTAACGCTGCCGAGTGTCGGCGGTATGCGATATTTCGCCATTAGTTATCCACCGAGTAATGAGGGTATACCAACCTCTGATCCCGACATCAAAGAGAATCGGCCAAACTTGCGCGGGTCTTTAAGCCTGAGTTTTCTACGCGCTTCGATTTGTTCTAGCAGTTTTTGGCGAGTAACCCGAGCGGTTTCCGCCTCACTCATTGCCTGAGTTTCTGCGGCGTTTGCGTACGACATACGTGTCGATCCACCACCGTCGTCGCCACCACCATCATTCGAGGCAGGCGCGGGAGCGGGGCCTGGAGCTGGGGCTGGAGCACCTGGGCCTGGAGCGGGAGCGGGCGCTTGGTATATATCTTGCGGGCCGAGCGTTCGCACGGGGTTCCAGCTTCCGCCTTGGTAATCATCCCATTGCATCAAGGTACTACCCTGCACCGCGTAGTTTGACGATTGACGGGTATTACCAGGCATCGTGACAGCGTACATTCCCTCGCGGACTGATGAGTCCCGACGGTCGCCTGATGGCATCCGAGTGCCACCGGCTTCGTCTGCTACGATATAGGTTGATCGAGTGGTTGCTGGTGTTCGCTTCTTACCCATCTGCGCCCCCTAAATGGCGATAGAGTTGATACGGCGTTAAGACCCAGAACGCACGAATACCGAGCAAGCTTTTCACTTGCTCGACGCACGTTTGAGGAGCGACCACCCAGGGGACGCGAATGCGTGCAGTATCCACCCATCCGCTAAACCTGATTATAACGCGATCATCGACGAATCGCACGACATCCTCGAGCTTACCCATGACCGCAAACGCCTCGGTCACGCCCAATCCGGTATGGAATATCACCCATAGATCGCCCTGGCGACGCAGCGCCCAACAGTGCTGAAACCCTGGCTTTAATATGTGGTTCCACCAATGCCTCTCGCCCGTATTGCCAAACACCACATACCAATCAACATACCGTTCGTTCTCGAACTCGAGCAGCGTTTGCGTGCGCGCCACCTAAAAGACTTGCCATGATGTATCAGCAGACGGTTGTGGTTGTGTTGCTCGAGGTTGATGGTGACGTATCACCGCCCTGCCTTCACCAGCTCCCAACATGAGATATTGGGCCGCCTCACATGGATGTGAATACGCATTCTTGTCGGGTTTGTCGTGGAATCGTTCATCGCCCGACACCTGGACGCGCTTGTAGTTGTAACCGCCTCCCATTCCCTTGCGAACGGTGCGACACGTTGGAGAAATCATTAGCCCAGGCACGCCATCAATAAGGCGGGATAATGGCTGCGCGACTGCCTCACGGCGTAACGTAAAGTCGTTACTCGGGGCGGGTCGAGCTCGCAACCCTCGAGCACTGAGAATCTGGAACGGCGTACGTTCATCGACCTGGCTGCGCTGTTCTCCAGCCGGATCGCCGTAAATCTGGAACTCAAACCCACCGAACTCTCGCTGCATTTCGGTAGCCAGTAATTCAGAGAAACGCACCGCGCCCATGTCTTCGGTTACTAACTCATGCAACCACACCCATCGGCCCAGGTTGTCACGCTGGCCAAAGACCGCAGCCGGTGTTAAACCGAAGTCGATACCCACAAAAATAGGATCGCCTGGCCTCGCTGCTATGGGAGCTGCTGCGATGTGTAAGTTATCCTTAAACTCAGGATAGACGGGTCGGCCTTCACTGATGAAACCGTACTCGCCATCGACATAAACGCGAATCCACTCTTGATCCTTACCCGCCTCGAGTCGTTCGTAATAGCCATCGGGTAAGTTCTCGGTATTCTCCGCGTGCTCGGATCGTCCCGAGGGTTGATGAAAGATCGCCCAACCCTGCGGCAGCTCCTCCTCGAACATTCGATAAAACCATGAATCCGAATCTGGTGGGTTGGTGTCGAGAATCACACCGAACCAGGTGGGCCCACCGTCACGCTTCGATGGATAGCGACCGACGCGGCCTTGCAGCATATCCATGACAGCGCGCGGTACTTCTTTGCACTCATTCACCCAGGCGCCCGTTAGCTCGAGCGATAGCAGTTTCTTCACATCCTGGGGTCGATCCAACGCACGAAACAACACCTCGCACTCGACATCCTGGTAACGGATTCGATGCGTCATATCGGATTGAGTGAGTGTGCCCAGGTGCTCCTCTGGGAACCAATCGAGCCACGTTTTCACCGTCGTATCGGCGAGCTCTCTATAGGTGTTGCGAACGATTGCCCATCGTGATCGGCGTATCCCATCCGGCCCTGGTTCTTGCTCCTGGGCGCGTCTGAATAGCTCCCAACAACACGCACTCGACTTGCCACTACCCACCGGCCCCATTACTGCCCGTACAAATGCCTGGCAAGTGTGGAACCGTTTAAGCGTCGGGCTCGCTTCGTACCTTATCGTCTTCGCTTGTTCCATCAATCACCATTTCAAAGCGAACGCCCTCGGCGCCCTGTATCTGCTGTTTATCGACTAGCAGCCCGTGCAGCTTGGCTTTGCCCATCGATGCCTGGACTGCGGCCGATGCGTTGCTCGATTCCATTGCAACCATCCGTGCATCCTCGAGCTCGAGCGTTACCGTATCGACCGAGACAGAATGACGCTCTCGAGCAGCCTCTCGCAGCCTGTCAATCTCCTGGGCAATCTCGGGTATCTTGGAAAGAATCACCGCCTGGCGCTTGGAACTGTTGGGATTCATGTTGTTGAACTGCCCATACGATTGACGATATGCCTCGTTATAGTTGCCTGTCTCGACGACGACCTGGCAGAACTTTTCCTGCTTCGGTGTTAGCGGTTTCACGGCAACAGCTTGGCGCGTTTCATCCATCCATCGATAAAGCGCTCGAGCTTGGGTGATCGCTTCACCAGGCGACGATAGTGCGACGCTTGACGCTTGGATACCCAACGCATCACCGCCATCACATCATCGCAATCGTGGCTCGCTGTGATCGTCATCCGACCAATCAACCCGTCCACCTCGAGATCGGCACCTGTTTGATTGAGTCCCGCTTGCATCCATGAATGAGCACGAACCGGCCCAACATTCACGGCGGTATCCATCACCTTGATTGCCAGGCGAGGCGGTAGCCGGTCGTAGTGGTACATCATCCACCAGTCCCGCCAATAGATCTCGCGGGCATCCTCGACTGTGATATCCGTAATGATGAGGTTGGGGTATGACTTCGAGCTGATGCCGAACGCCGTACCACCACCAGGATCGACGGGATCGTTAACGTAACCGCCTTCATGGTCGAGCACATATTCAAAAGCCTGGCCGAACGCGTGCGAGTTAGTGACGCTCATCAAGAGCACCAGGGCGAACAATGTACGCCGCATTAGATAGGATCAATCTCGACCTCCAGGGCGCCGCCTGGGCGAATGTCACGACGAATCACCACCAGATGATCGACCTGGTTGTCGTTGTCGAACACGCAGCCCTCGAGCGCATCGAGTGTGGCTTTCGTGAGGTTATCAATGTCGCGCTTACGTCGGTCGGGTGGGTAGGCATCAATCGCCACCAATAGACGAGCATCCGGCCCGAACGTATCCACGTTCGCGAGTCGTGCTCGAACGAGCTCTCGAAAGGTGCGGCCTTCTGCACTGATGACGGTACGCCCTCGCCAGTTTCGCCAATACCGATTGACGGATGGCGGCCAGGGCAGATCGATCCTCATTCGACATAACGCCTACC